AGTTACAGGTGGAGTTACAGGAGGTGTTACAGGAGGTGTTACAGGAGGTGTAACAGGAGGTGTTACAGGAGGTGTTACAGGAGGTGTAACAGGAGGTGTTACAGGAGGTGTTACAGGAGGTGTTACAGGAGGTGTTACAGGAGGTGTTACAGGTGGAGTTACAGGAGGTGTTACAGGTGGAGTTACAGGCTCAGAAGGCGTAACAGTAACAGATTCCCACCACCAAGGGGATTGCCAGCCCTCCTCATCCATGCCGCCACCTTGTATAACTGTATCTTTATAATCTTCGGCTGTTTGCCATACTACATTTGACTCGCTAAGATCTCTTATATAAACCTTACCATCTTCGCCCATAAATATATCGGGGGTGGACTGCGAAACTACATATATTTGACCATCCTGACCGATAATAGTAGAGCCAACTTCTGGGATTGCATTGTGCGCACCAATAACCGTAATAGTTTCGCCAACTGTTGCATCTCTATATTCTGTTCCAGGAGTGTGTTGAAAAATAGAGTTAGGATCAAAGTTGCCATCTTCGTCAAGGCCACCCGAAAATCCAACTGGAACCCAAATTGTTGTTGTTTTCTCTTGTGCTACCAACTCTCCATTTTCATTCTCAACATAAACAGTATCAGTACGCTCATCGCGCATTAATATCTGTCCATCGCTGACGATATATGTGCCTTTCGTAACTTGCTCTGGATCCATACCAAGAGCTTTTATTTCTTCTGCAACCCTACGTCTAATTTCTTGTTGTTGTGCGTAAATCTCTCTAAATTCTATTTCTTCGGGTGTTGCCTCATAAACATCATCAGGATAATTGTCATCACCCAAATAAGGTGGAGGTTTAGGAAAGAAAATAGGTAATCCCGATTGTGGATCTACATAATCACTATCATCAGCCAAAGGATCACCAAACACATCAGTAAGTGATGGGAGATCAGATGTTCCCGAATAATCAACCGGAATTTCATCTGGATCTGCTGGATCACCTGGTTGACTTGGGTCACCTCCTGGTTGTGGAAATGGCTGCAAAGGCGGTATAACAAAACCACCAGGCAAAACGATGTTGCCATACTCATCTATTGTATAAGCTGCCTCAGTAGGTGGAGGAGGTGGCGGTGTGGGAGGAGGTGATGGTGTTGCACCTAGATTCCATATATTGTTGATAATATCCTGTTCCCCCGCGATATAATCATCAAAACCAGAAAAAGATTGCTCAAGTGCGGCTAAAGCGATTTCGGCATCAGTCATTGGCGGTGTCCACCCATTAGACATTGTTAATGACCTCAATGTGATCTTCTGTATTTACAACGCCTCGATAAAAGCAAGAGTTTGTGTGTTTGATTCTTTCCCATTGATCGCTCAATAGCTGATGGGTTTGCAGCTTAACTCCAGGCAAAGACTTTGACAGATAACGCAGCTCACCTTTCCAATCTTCTATGTTGTCCTGGTGTTGGACAATCAGCAAATCGGTGTCGCTATCTTCTCTGGCAGTTCCTTTGGCGTAGCTGCCAATCAACCAAACAAATTTAACTTTGTCTTTAAGTCTTTTTCTGTCTGCTTTTATTTTATTGACTAATGGCTCAAGACTAGGATTAGCCTCGTATAGTGCAGACAAGCGATGTTTGTTTGCTGCTGCCATTATTCATCTTTATTGTGATTATCACATCTCGGCTGTGCGTGTTTGACGTTCAAAGACAGCTTGTGCAAAACACCCAATATCTTCTGTTTTTTAGCATTTGACTGTGGTGGCACAAGGGCAGCAAACACAGAGGCAACCGCTACTGTCCACACTAATATTTTTAATACAATTAACATGATTTACCTCACTTGTTTATTTCATCAATCTTTTCTTCGAGCTTGTCAAAACGCTTGAACAGTCTGTCCATGTCATGTATCAGCTCTGTTTTGGTTACATATCTCCTTGGCAGTTCTTCTCTTGTCTTGCTCAACAAAATATCAATTCTTTTAATTTCCATAATATTTGTGCGAATCCCATAAATCAGCGGCGCGTAAATTAGACTGAGTACGACATTCCAAAAAATAAGCGTATTTGTTTCCATGTTATTTCGTTAATCCTTTCAACTTCTCGAAAGACCTCATACCGCCTAGACCTAAAAGCCCAAGCACTATTGTCATCAATGAACCCATATCAAACTCAGGCAAGTCGTAATCAAGACCATTGACCGACATCGTAAACACAATGATCGGCTGCAAGATAAAGTGATATGCCAATGCAAGCCCACAAGTCCAGCCGATAAATGGTCGCCAACCAGCCACAAAGACTGTGCGATGCAATGCCTCGGCTTTATTGACCTCGATTTGAGCGATGTTCGCTTTTTGTATTTCAAGTTTTATTTCATGTTCTAGTTTTTCTTTTAAATCTTTGTCAACAATAAACTTGTCTAAAATTCTCGCTACCGGTTTTATTAATGCCTCAATCATCATTGAATTTCATTTCATCCTTTTTCCATAATTTCAGATCATTCATGTCCAATTCTTTTAACTTGTTTATTGGTTTGTTTTTATCTTCAATTATCGTGTAGCCTCTTTCATCTGGATAAATAATGATTTTTTTCTTTTTCATTTCTTTTTTCTGTGATAAGACCAATTTTTATAGTAAGAGCCATCAGCGTAAGCTGCTTTCGCTTGTTTTAAAGCACCAGCAATGGTCTTGTAAACTTTGCCTTGTTTACCCCATCTGTAACCGTCTTTTACTTTTTTAATTGGCATTAGTGTATCGTTGTTTCTTCGTGATGGATCAGCTTGCTGTCCTCATCTAAAACATCAGACAAAAACAACAGCACCAATTCTTTTGCGTGTTCTAAATCTCGCGCCTTGATTCCTTGAGCTGTAAATACCATATCGCCCTCAAGAAACTCAAGATCAAAAAATTTATTATATTCCTGATCCATTAGTCTTGAACAATCCTCCAGCTTGGGCTTTTGCTAACTGTCTCAATGCCTCACGATCACGTTCCATCAAAGCATTGATTTCGGCAATATTGACTTGGGTTCCATACTTGGCCTCTAATTCAACCGCTTTCAAAACAAACTCAGCCTCGGCTTTATCGCGCTTGAGATCATCTTCCATGATGATTTTTAGCCTGTCAGTCTCGGCATCGACAACATCTCGCTGTGCCTCAACCATGACTCGTTGCGTTTCTGCCTCTGCTTTTTGAATCTCTGCTTGAGCAAGCATCGTAGCTGGATCGCTGTCTTGTTGTCCTGGTTGCTGTGGTGGCATCGGTGGTATATTGTCGCTTACAAATGAACTTGCATCTTTGAATCCAGCAAGCTCGATAATGCGTGTTAGCGTGTTAGCGTATTGTTGCAGCGACACTAATGGATTCTGTGGACCCAGCGTTTGCAGTATTTGTTCTTGTTTTGTTGCAAATTGAGATAACACTTGCATCCGTTCTTCATCGCTGCTTTTACTGATAGCCACGTTCACAACTAAGTCTTTGTCTGAATCCCAATATCTCGGGTCAATAGCAATAAACTCGTTATTGAGTCTGAATATATCTTCTTTGTCTTGATTCTTGATTACAAGATTGTTGACTAACTTAAACAAGTCTTTCATGCCGCCTTCTGCAAAATGCCTACAAATAAGCTCAATTCTGCCTGTTGCACCACTTATTGTAGCTGCAACAGCAGCTCTCGTTGAGCTTTGCAGAGCATCAGCGTTTAAACCTGCTGATGCCTTTGAGACTCCAGTACGGTTTTCCTTTGCATCGTCTAGGTATTGCAAAACAGGAAACGCCTCTTTACCAACAAAGGGTATCGTAAACGCTTTCACCATACCTGGTGCGCGTACTCGTATAGGCTGCCCTATATCAGTATTGAGAACATCGTCAATATTTACCTGTCCTTCGACAATGGACATTCTAGGAAAGATGGCGTGGCCAAGCGAATCAAGGACATCTCGCATGATTTGAGACTTAGCCGCTTGAATCGGCATCAGATAGTCCGCGGGACATGAGCCAATGGAGGTGTGTGGCTCTGGATCTGGGGAAAAGAGAGTGAGGGGTAACTCATCCCAAGGGCTGACATTAACAATGTTCAGGCCATTTCCTGCGGTACAAACCCTGATGCGTTCCGCTATGCCATCGCCATCCAGGTCATAAAATAAATAATTTTCAACGTATAAGACATTTTTGTATCCAGGATCGTTGACATCAGGATAAGTCATCGTATCAACAGGACTTCTTGCCTCTTCCTCTTGATACGTTGCATCGTCAAGCGTGTTGCCTGAGCCTGCATATTGCTCCATATCTTCCTGGTTGTAGCCCATAGCCACTAAATCTGAAACAGTCTTAATCATGCGATGAGCAACATAAGGCGAAGTATGAATGTCTCTTGCACTTCTTGAGATCAACACTTCTTCAGGAGGAACAGACTCAATAACAACTTGGTCTTTAGGCTTGACTCGCCTGATTGTTACGTCAAAACTCACAGGAGTTTCTTGCGTAATCTGTTCACCTGTTATTTCGTCAACAATCGTAGAGCTTTCTGTTGTTTCTGATTCTTCGACAACTTCAACATTTTTGTCCATGAGAAGTGCCATATACGCTGCTTGCGACAAATCAGTATAAGAATGAGTTGATGTCGTTATAGAGTCATCCCAATAGGCTTTGACAAAACCTGTTTTTCGCACTAACGCATCTTTAAAGGCATCGTAGAGGACGTGGAAACCAGGATTCTTCTCCTGGATAAGGTAATTAATATATTCTGTCTGCTGTTTAGCAATCGGTATGTCCTCTTTTGAATGAGGCACAAACTCGACAACTTTTTTAGTGCCAAAGAAAGTACGCATAATCGAGGGCAGCATAAACAATATGCTGTCGCGTACATCAGTTGATATGAACTCTGACTGGAGACTGCTTTCAGAGCCGGGCTTTTTGCCTAAATAATAATTTGTTGCCTCTGCTCTATCTTCGCCAATCTGGTCAATAAAATCTTTCGCATCATCGTATTCTGCTTTGAGAATACCACCTAGCTTTTCTTTTGTTGCTGCATCTTCGTTGTCTTTAGATATAGCCTCTTGTGTTGATTTCTCTTTGTCGTATTTCATTTATGATTATCCAACTCTTATAATTCTCGTTTTAAGCGGCTTTTTGAAACTATAACCCAGTTGATTGAAACTTGACGAAAAACTTGCCGCGCTACTTGCCATCGTCAACGCAAGCGCATCAGCCTTGTCTGGGCTCTTGATACCACGCTTTTTCATTTGCTCTTTTGCCTCAATCTTCAATTTGCCTGAGCTTGTGTAAGTATAAGATGGCGAGACAAGTTCTGCAATTAACTCATCATCATCGGGCAATCTGCAATCTCTTTTAGCTAGCCAATCTTTCATCGCAAACCAGAGTTCTGCGCGTAAATTCAAGAAATTCTTTCTGCTTGCTGGCGATTCAGATACATTGACGCCGCGCACAGGCAAGTCTTGTTCTGCTAAACGATCAACGACACCGCTGCCGAGACCGATGACATCAATAAGTATTTCAGCAGGTCGATTCAGCACAGTTGAACCATCGTATTGGTGCTTGATTGCGCCACAAAGCTGCATGAGATCCATCGACTTGAACACTTTTATCTCAAACACAGTATTGCCTTGTCTTATGCAAAGAGCTGAATTGTCTGCGCCGAAACGTGCTACGTCTAATCCCCAAAGAATCGGCTCACTTGCAGTCAAAGCAACATCACGATTTACAGCAGCTCTAGCAAGCTCAATCGGAATCACAGTATCGTCATCAGCTCTCGGAAACTCACCAAGCACTTCGACTCTCGCTACTGTCGAATCTTCACCGTATTGCTCAAGCATCTTCTGAAACAACTGTTTGTCTGTTTCTTTGACTGAGCGTGAATCAATCTGATTGCTTTGCCAAAAGTTGCGTTTCGAGTGAAACGAGTCGTAGAAGGGTCCTGAGTTTCTGCGTGGGTTTGAGAACGCAAACCAAAAACGACTCTCGGTAGGCTCAGTAAAAAATCCTTCTGAGACAGAATAGATAGGCGCTGGAATGCCAGATGCCTCGTCCATCAATAGGCACACTCCATGATTGCTGTGGATGCCCGCGAAAGCGTCCGGGTTTTCCAAACTCCACAACTGGCTTTGTGCGTAGTAATAGCCTGTGTCAATCTGCAAATCTCGTATCAACAGTTCTTCAAACCATGCTTGCGGCTTTAGTGAGGTCGCAGTTTTCAAAAACCAATGACCGTTTATGGCAAGCGTTAACCATTTGCCAAGTTCCGCCCACGTTCTTGAGCGTAGCTGCTGTTCTGTGTTCGCTGTTACGATTACAGTTGAACCGAGTCTTGTGCTTAACATCCAGAGAATTATCCAAGCGACTAGAGCTGACTTGCCGATACCTCTGCCTGATGCGAGAGCATATCTGAACATTTCAGGGTTTTCAGCTTTTTGATTGCGTAAAACATGATTTTCAATTTCGCGTAAAAATTTTTCTTGCCACTCTCTCGGACCCGAAAAGCCTTCAAGGGGGGTGCCTTCTTGATTCCACGGAAAGATGTAACGCACAAAGTTTAATGGCGAATCTTTGATGTTTAGCGACCACACTTCTGTCATCAATTCTTCTTCTTGTTTCGCGCTGTATTTCATGTCAAAAATTAAAAAATTTTAGCTCAACGCCTACGCAAACGCTAGAGCCCGCGCTCTGCTCGAAGGGGGGGGTATTTTTGTTTTTAGAATCATTCTAATTTAATCATAATCGTTAATAATTCATAAGCGATGTTCTTAACAAGAACATCACTAATGTTGTACCTATCAATGTTTCAGAGCAACGCAGCAAACATAAACTGCTATGATCTAGTTTTTCGTTTTGGTTTTCTAACTTGAGCTGCTGAACTCGAACTGGTTTCGGTTTGGCAGTTTGAGTTTTCAAACTGAAACCTGAACCTAAGCTGGTTCTAGTTTGCTCCCCCTCTTTTTTTTCATCTGTTTTATTATAATTACAAAGACTCATAATGTATTAAAACTCTTGTGCAACAACACTCTCAAACATTCTTCTGTGTTTCATAGCTGCTTTCATTTGTCATCAAACAGAGCAGTTATTCAACTTTCTATTCATCTTTTTCTAATCTTTTAAGTTCAGGAGTAACATCTATCAACCTTTTTTTAGCTGAACTCAACACAGTATTGAGATTAATACTGTGATTCGTTGTTGTCTCGACTCGATCTTTCCATCTGACTTCATCTCTGTTTTTCAAATAGAAAATGCTTGCAACTACATTGCCTTTCATCGACTGTTCATACAAAGAGTTTGCAACGTCAGCTATACCTTTTGCTACGCCTCGCTGATAAGCAGCCTCAAACTCTTTATGTCGTTTGCGATTCTTGTTTACAGTCTCCCAACTCACACCCATAGCTGTTGCAATTTGTGTTGTTCCTAATCCTCTACTAGCCAATCTCTCGACTTCTTTAGGATTTAAAACTATCTTTTTCCTGCCCATAATTTAGAGTCTTTTAATTGTATCAACAAACGAGTTATGCTCTAACTGTTTGTTAAAGCGATCTTCGTTTACGTTAAAGTGAACTACTCCTCTGTTCATAACAAAATAAACTAACTTCTTGTCTAATGCTACCATCGCAAAAATCTGTACTACATCTTGGTCATAAATCTCTGACTCTGATCTTTTGAAACTAAATCTATATCTGTTTTGTTTTCTGTCAGTCTCAAGTGCTGCTTTGCTCGTACTCTTTACTTGCACACCGAAATACTTTCCTCTGTTTCTGCTTTCTTCAACAACAAGATCACGTTTTCCAGTCTGTAAAGGAACATATACGTTCCATCTGTTCATTAGAAATCTATACGCTGCTATGACTTCTCCTGCTTTTCCATAATGTTCTGTTTTAGCTGTCAATTATTTCTACATTCCCAAATGAGTTAAAAAACTTCTTCTTAATTTCAAAAACGTCATCAGGAACTAACTCTAACAACTCAGAGACACTAAAGAAATAACTGGGTTTTTCTGCTGCTGCCATAGAACTGATGAACTTTAAATCATCAGAATCTAAACAAACAATAATCTGCTCTTTAGTCTTAGGATGATTTGTTACCCACACATCAGGTTTCAACTCAACAAACCCATTAACTTTAAGATTACTAACACAACTGTCTAATCCTCTAATCATACCTTCTGAGTGTGTTTTAATTTTTGCGTAATCAAGTCTCGATACAGCAAGACTCAAAAGTTGTTGTTGTCTCGACATCTTTATTTTCAAGTCAGGCTCAATCAGAGTTAATACTCTGTTAAACCCAAATGTCTTATCAATGCTCAATCTATGTTTAAGCATTTTCACATAAGCTGCATCAGCTTTGTTTTTTAATGTTTCATCTTTAGCCACAATAAGTAAGTCTCAAAAAAATAAAAAGACAAAACGCTACGACACCCACGACACTCTATATAAGTGTCGTGGTGTCGCAAAGTCGTGAATTATATCTGTCATGTCTTAATCTTGTCGCAAGTGATGTCGCAGATTTTGTAAGTCATTGATATTATTATAGTTAATATTTTTATGTTTGTCGCAACTCTGTCGCAAGCTATGTCGCAAACTGCGACACTCTAATATTACGACAAAGCTATTCTGTTTAAGCGATGTCGCAGCAAATCTCTCAAATAAAACGCTCAAAACTCAGGCACATCTTTATCAGGAAACTGCGAGAGCATTGACGATGAAAAGATCATCTTTTTGTCTGCAAGCTCTTTGATGTCTCTGTCGATAGTTCGCTTTGAAACGCCTGTTTGTGATGCTATTGAGTCTCTGTCAACGCCGTCATTTACGAGTTTGATGACAAGATCTCTGCGCATATCTATATCGCTTTGGTCTTTTGACATGATGCCATCGCAGTATTTCCACAATACAGGTAATGTATCTCTGCCGTAAAAGTGTCTGCTCTTTTCAAACTTCCATTTGAAAGACGTTTCATATTTGTCTGAGTCGATGTCGAGTATCGAATCATCGTTGTCGTTTGTCAGCTCTGTCTGGATTACAGCATCTAAGATGACTGTTTTCGCCATGCTGCCGAGTTGTGTTCCTGCTTTTGATGAATGATGCACAAACCAGACACTTCTGTCTTGCTGTCGCATTTTCAGCAACATCGGGTTAACATCTCGCAGCCATTCTTCTGCTTGGTTGCCATCTTCAAACTGAAACAGCGTTAATAAGTTGTCAAGCACAATAAAGTCAGGGTCTATTCTTTCGATCAGCTCATTAAACCATTCGAGTCCTTCTGCTTTGTTCAGCGGCGGCAACCCATGTTCTTGATCGTGATGACTCACGATGATTAAATTCTTGTTGACGTTTTCGATCAGTTCTTTTTTGCGTTTTACGCTTTCTGTGTCGAACATGCTTTCCATGCTTGCGAATCTTTCTTGCAAAGCGATTGGTGGCATCTCTGCATCTATCAGCAATACTTTCTGCTGCTGTTCTATTGCGTAATGACCGAAGTCGTAGCCTGCTGCGAGACACATTGACAAGAAACCTGTTGCGAGACTTTTGCAATGACCCGGTGCGCCATGAATCATTATCAGATGACCTCTTGCGATGAGCTGTTCTACTATCCAGACTTTTGGTGGATACTGTTTGTCTTTGAAAACTGCGTAATCTTGATAAACGATGCGGCTTTCTTGTTCGTTCTTTTCTGCATAACTTAGTATGTCAATCGTTTCTTTGCGTTCATAAGCATCGAACAAGTCATCTTTGTCTTTGAAGTGTTCAGGTGGTTTCACGACAACAGCTTTGATGTCAAGCGACTGCAACTGCTTTTTGAGCGAGTTAGCACACTTGATGCCTGCATCGTCATTGTCAGGCCAGATGATTGCTTGCTTGTGCGTTATTTGCGACCAGTCTGATTGATTGAGAGCTGATACACCGCCATGCCATGCGATGCTTATGCCTTTGTATAGATTCTTTGCGCCTAGAAATGCTTTTTCGCCTTCAACAATAAGGCAAGGCAAGCTCTCATCGCCATCAGACATCAATAGCGGCAACAACCCATCAGGTCGTTTCATCACCCATAAACCATCGTTTTCTTTCGTGAAAGGGCGATAAACTTTGCCTGAAAATCGCATGACAACGAAGTTTTCAGGATAGATTGAGCAGAACTCTGACTTGTCTCTGAGATTACGCATTTCTTTGTCTGTGTAACGCTTAGGCTTGAGCGTAGAGCCGTTTGCTTTTATCTGTTGCAGTTTGTTATCAGATAGACCTAAAGACGTTAAAAACGAGCTTATATTGTCTTTGCCGCGTTCTCTTTCTATGAGCGCGATCATCCCACCACCTGTTTGATTTTCGTGATCGAAGTAAGTGCCCTTTGATAGGTCGATTGAGAGCGATCCTTTTTTTCCGAATCTTAATTCATGTGAGCTGCTGAGTTTTTTGTTTGGCTCTCCAAGCAGGCTGTAAGCAATGGTTTTAGCGTGTAATGCAATATCAATCATAATGTATGTTAAAAGCAACAGAGACAGGAAAAAATGAACTAAACCTGCCTCTGTGCAGATGAGATTCCTTTATCTATATTCGCTCGTATAAGTTAAAAAGGAATTTCGTCATCAAACGGAATATCTTTTGACGTTTCAGTTGCGATGTCTTTGTTTAGACTGCTCAACTCATCTGAAATAGATGATGTGTCGCTGAATACGTCATCAGGCTCCTCGAATGGTGAAGGCGGCTCAACATCAAACTCGTTTGTAGAAACCCATTTGATGATCTTGAAAAGCGGAACTCTAGTATTGCCACCTCTTGTACCGACTTTGATTGCATCTGAGCCTAGATATTCAACGATAGGAACTAGCCCATCGTTATCTTCTAGTTGAGCGTGAATCTCAGAGTACAGTCGGTCAAAGCCCATTGTTGCGCCTGTGCCTGTTGCACTCCACGTTCTTAGACCAATCTCTTTACCAAACAAATCGACACTAAAGCCACGTTTGTATTCGAGCTTTTCTTCTTCTGTGTTGCCTGGTCTGCCGGCTCTGACGCCTAGTTTTTCGTCCCAATGCCAATCGGGTGCTAAGCCTAGTTGTATTTTACCCCAACCGCTGCGTACACTTTCAGGGTCAATCAAGATGTATTTGATCTCTACTTCTTCATCACCTGTGCGCCAGGAATTGGTGCTTGGCATGAAACGGATATAATAACTTGAATCCGCTCCATCGTTTAATCCTAATAAACTTGTCATAATTTTACCTCCAGTAATTTATTAGTGTTATAAAAATAGTAGCAATTATTAAAAATACTACCAACCTCTCGAAACTGTCGTTTTTGAAGGGCATCTTTCAATACTTTTCATCTTCATAATCTTCAAATTCTTCTGCAAAAAAGAAACTCATTTGCTTATCTTCTGGTATTAAATCTTCAAACTTCATTCTTTCGCCTTTTCTAAATATAGTTATAGGCTCACCAGAAATATCTACGTTGTTTACATTAACGCGAGATGCCATTGCGTAGCCGATGACTGCGACAAAGTTTGCATCGTCAAAGTTTTCTTTGATGTATTCAATCATCGGCATAACAATCTTGTTTGATACACCATTTGCGTAACAATCGCTGATGTTGATTGCGAGATAGCCGCCATCTTTTAATGAGCGCCATGCGTGATTGAGCATTTGAAACAGATAGCCGTTTAGCCATGCGTTAAATGTGTCGAACTTTGTATGCGACTGAATAGAATCTTTGCTGCTCGAAGTCTGATAACGCTCAACTTTAAAATAAGGTGGTGATGTAAACACAAGATCAAAGAAGTTCTCAACAGGACAATCTATCTCGCTGCCTTTGAACTCGTATTGCACTTGAACGTCAGTCTCGTAATACTGCTCTTGCAGCACATAGCCAGCGAATACAAGCGGGTTAACATCTCTGCAATAGTAGAACTCAATGTCGCTTGCCATCGCGGCTGTGAGTCTATCTCCCCAACCACCGCATGGGTCATAAATGCGTTTTGCATTAAACAATTCATACAGAGCTTTCGCAGCAGAAGGACGAAATTGACTCGCAATATACTTACGCATTGACAAAGCACTTCTTTTGTCTATCTCCCAAAAGCCTGATGTTTCGATTGACTTTCTTATCTTTGTGTCAAACCAACTTCTGACAGGGCTTGAGAAACGGTCTGCCTCACAGGACATTCTTGCTTGCCAATGATGAAAGTCTGATGACTTGAGACCGATCATGTTTCGTTTGATTACATATTCACTTAAATACTCATCATCAATTTCACTTCTGCTTTGCCATACTCCTTTGTTTATGAGATCGACAAACGAATGTTTTTTCAAATTGTAGAAATCTCCTATCGCTGCGTTTTCTTTGCATCTGATAATAGGAAAATCAGGTGCAGTCTCAATCAGCTCTTTCTTGTCTATGCTTTTTATTTCTTCGAGAAAGTTATCAAACGTAAGAGTTACTTGCGTAATTTCTTCTGTTGTCTGTGTGTCGCTCATCAATGTACTATCCTGTTGTGAAATTCATCACATAAAAACTTAAAGTTTGCGTTCAAGTAATCATCATAATTGACTATCGCTTTGTTGTGGCTCTTGTGATGATTAGTGTGTTCTTCGTACATCCATTTCACGAACTCTAAAAACTTATCGAAAGTTTTGCTGTTATCAACCATAAATCGCCTTTAGATAACAAACAAACAAGTACATAAAATCTTCAATATTCATTCGAGCAGGGTATTCGTTGTAACTTGCAACGTCTTGTTCACGAAAAGAAAACAACATAACAGGAAACTGTATCTGTATGTCTTTTTGATAATCGTATTTATAAATAAGCAAAGGCACGTCATCGTTTTTTTCGCTCTCTTGACAGACTTGAGACCACCATTGTTTCTGTGGTATGTCTGTTGAGTTTCTGCGATAACGCTTACACTCTATCTGAAAATTAGACAAACCTACGATGTCTGAGCCACCATCTCTTGTTTGCTCAAGATTTCTTGATACTGTGATTGGCAGCTTTGCACTCTCAAATTCTTGATTCAATAGATTGACCATTGCTCTCTCAAAGTTGTGTCCTTTACTCCGTGAACTCATGCTTGTCTATTTCATCTTTTATTGCTTTACGCAACATATTACTTACAAGGTCTTGAATCTTCTTTTGCTTAAAAGCAGCGAGAGCGAGTATGTTGTCATGCAGTTCTTCATCCACCCATAATGCTTTGGATTTCATTTTGATTCTTTCTGATGGTTTGTTTTTATAGAACATGAGATTTGTTTGAATTTAATAAAGTAAAATATATATTTTTATATATTTCAATCTATAAAAAAGAACAATGCAGAAACAAATAGAGAAAATTTAGTTGCAACAGAGATAGATTTTGTTACTCTTACAGTATGGAAATGTACTTAAACAACTCAAAACGAGCTTGCGGTAGCTATGAACAACAATAAAACATTAGAGTTTGAAAAAGAAACTTGCAGCAGATGTGGTGGCTCAGGGGAATATTCTTACAACCCAAGAGATGAATATGTCTGCTTTAAATGTGGTGGTCGTTGCGTAACTCTTACTAAAAAAGGCAAAGCAACTGCTGAGTTTTTTAGTAACTCGTTATTTGTTTTAAATTCAGAACTCAAAAAAGGCGATTACATTTGGGATGAAGGTATCAACATCCCTGGACATTGCGAACCAGCTGGATGGCACAAGATTGATGCAATTACAGAAACAGATTCATACTTTATGTCTGTAAATGGAGTTGAAAGCTCTGAACCTAACCTTGAGCTTAAATTTCAAACTACTGGCTCCTCAGTCGTTTCTTTGAACGGCAAAAGCAAAAAATATCCACAAGACAAAAAGGGTAACTCTACAAAAAAAGCATTTCGTTCTTTAAAACAGAAAGCTCTTGAGTATCAATCAACTTTAACTAAGCAAGGAAAAGTTGCTAAAAGATTTCAGAAAAAAGAATTAACTAACCGAGGATAAAAAAATGAAAATAGAAGAAAATGACTATGCCTTTTATAACGAACCTGACTCAAAGATAGTGGTAAATGTGCCATGCAAGGTCTTAGAAGTTAAGAGGGTGTATGCTACTGTGCTGATGTTTGAAGATGAAAGGAATATGAACAATCCTGAACTTTGGGAAGTTCCAATAGAAGATTTACAAGCTACTGATTCTTTTTATGTTGATCGTGGTCTTCCTTTTGCTGGAGATATGCTTTTTTCAGCAAAGACAAATTCAATAATTAGCCCAAGACAACTCAGGCTAGAAATTAAAAATTAACTAATCGAGGATAAAAAAATGATTGAAAGAACTTACGCTGTTCTCACAACAACAGAAGTGAAATCGCAATACAAGATAGGAGCTAAAAGCGAGAAAGAGGCAAAAAGGATTGCTAATGATATTCAGTCTAATCGACTATCGACAGCGAAACTTGAAAACGATATTGCTTTTACAAGAAAAACAATAACCAAAGTAATTTCTACCGAAAAGTTTTGTCCTGTTTGTGGAAAATCTTTTCAAAATATGACTCAAGGAAAGACTGCGATATATTGTACTTCTGCTTGTAGAGATACAGATTACAGAAGTAGAAAGATTCCTTTAACGAATCGAGGATAAAACAATGCGATTATCAACACCATCAAATGAGTATATAACGCTCAATATTGCTTACAGCAACAAGAAGTGTGTCATACCGAAACGTGGTATTATCAGATACAATCAAGGTCTCGAAGGGTTTACACGAGTCGAAGTCGCTTATGCGAACGGAGACATCAAAAGATACTTAGTAAGAGAGTCGTTAGATGAAATTCAACACGACATAACATCGCGTTTAGCGTGGGAGCTTTCAAATGACAGGTAAAAAAACTCCTGACGATCAGATGTCTGGTTCAATTTTAGCTAGATTTTCACCTGATTTTCCTTACGGACAAACAATCAATGATGCGTTAGATCGCTGCATCAGAGCGCGAAAAGGCGAAAACGTGAGAAACGATTTTCAGTCATCAATTATGCGTATGGGTGATGTATTAGAAAACCCTGTGCTTGTTGAGTGCTGCACAAGACTTAATCTTTCAAACGCAAGGTTGGATATTGAGAAACCCCTCACTCATCCATCCTTGCGGATGAATGGCAGTCCTGATGGTGTTGCGACAGCAGGTGTTGATAAACCAATCGTTGTCGGAACTGATGCAGAAAAAGGAATCTATACGTTAAACGATACATATTTATATCTTCAAGGCGATGGAATTCTTGAGTGCAAAGTAACAAGAGACTGGGCAGATGATGTCTTGCCTAACTGGCGCGGCAAATGGCAAGCGATGGCGTATGCAGAAATGCTAGGTCTTTCATGGTGTGCAGTCGTTGTTTTGTATCAGTCAACAGACTTGAGAATCTTTGTCTTTGAGCGTGATCTTGAATGGGTCAAATGGTTTGAAAAAACTGTCATTGATTTTGAGCGCAGAATTGTCGAAGAAGATTATTATAATCCTGCTAATTCTGTTGACTGCAACACAATCTGGCCAACAATAGAATACGATGAATTGATAGAGCTTGATGACGAGCTGATCTTGTTTTTTGAAGAAATCAAAGCTGCTAAAGACGTTATCAAAGAAAAGAAACAGACTATTGATGATTGTGAGACAGTCATTAAGTCGCATATGAAAGAAAACAAACACGCAACTTGCGGTAACTTTAGAGCAACATGGGGTAGTCGCACATATAAAGCAAAACCTGAGCGTATTGTTCCTGCGAAAGAGTCTTATACGATTAGATCAAAAGTTGTATCAATCAAGGAGTTTGATAATGAATCAGTTTGAAGAAAAGTATTTTGGCAAAGTAGTGTTCAACAGAAGAAAAAGAGCTGTTGAGACACATAAAGCAATACTTGAGTATTGCAAAGATCATGGTCATACACCGACTCGACAAGCGTTAGCAGACAGCATGGGTTTAACGACAGGTGGAATTAACAAGCGATTAGTTACATTAAAAGAGTTTGAGTTAATCAGCTTTGATGAAAAGAATGGACAAATGATAGTTTCAAAGAGTGGTCTAGTTTAATGACAGCAAAGAAAGAGACCTATTCAACTCGTAAGGCATGGGGATTTGGTACAGCAAAAAACTCAGAGGCAAAACATTTTGAAATCATCGCCAACAGCTTGCGTAAAGAGAACAAGAAACAGAGAAAGCAGATAAAGAAACTAGAACAAACAATAGAGTCTCTTATGGAGGAAAAATAATGGCTAAACACACTTATATATTGAACGATATGTTTAAAGACAACGGATTATACGTTGCTAAATTAAAGCGAGACAATAGAAAAACAATCAAGCAAATAAGGTCTTTCTACGTCAACAACATACAAAAAGAGCTTGGGCATAAAAAAATAGACAAGATTAAAAGAGTTGATGTGTTGAATCTTTTTAATGATATTACAGACAAAGGAACTCGTTACAAAGCAAACAGAGTCATTAAGATTTTGAGTGCTGTTTTCAATGTAGCTATTAAGCACGAACTGATAACGTATAATGTTTGTTTGCAGTTTGAGAAAAACGCTGAGATAGAACGCAAAAGATATTGCAGCAAAGAAGAATTGCAGCGTATCTTTAAAGTGTTGCAAGACAAAGAAAACAACCACAAAAACAATAAACCATCAATCGCTTTCATTAAGCTGCTGATATATACAGGTGCAAGGAAGTCAGAGATCGCTAAAGCGAAGTGGACTGACTTGCAAGGTGACACTATCGTTCTTGAAGAACACAAAACAGATGACAAAGATGATGCTCGTAAAATTTTCCTTGATGACAACGCTCTTGATATTATCAATAATCTTGAGCGCAAAGGCAGCAAGATCGTTAATGTTACCTACATTGATAATTTCTGGAAAAGTGTCAGAGAAAAAGCAGACTGCAAAGATTTGAGACTGCATGACTTGAGACACAATTTCGCCAGTTACGCATACAACAATGGCTTGACTCTTGCAGAAATAAGTACGTTGTTAGGTCATAAAAGTTTACAGTCAACAAAGAGATATTCACATGAATCAAGGGAAACAACCCGCAAGAACGTCAATATCGTTGGCAACGAAATTTCTAAATCAATAAACGAGGAGCAAAAAAATGGCTGATGAAGTTAAGACCGAAGAAGTAGAACAGAAACCTTTTGAGTGGACAAGTAATGGGGATCAGTTCTCTGAATCGCCTGATGCTTTTAGCGACCAGTTAAAAGAGGATATTAATAATATCAGTGCAATAGAAAATCTGTTGGCTGAAATGGACAACAAACACTTTAACGATCCTTTGCGGGTTGCTTATGTGGTCAGCAAAGCTCTGTTGCAAAGACATATTGCACCGGCAATCAAAGAGTTTGAAACGAAAAAGAACAAGATTGCATCAAAAGTCGTTCAGTAGTGAAAAGTAAAGCGTATTACCCCGGTGACATACAAAGTGTTGATGAATTTCGCAAAGAGTTTGGACGAAAAAAACAATGAAAGACAGCGAGTTTTTTGTTGATGAGCTTATCCATGAGCGCGGTCTGCGTTATGGACATCCAGCTCGATTTTTCAGACAGCTTTCAAAAGCCTGGTCAGGTGTTGCTGATATAGATTTAAGCCCGCAACAATGTGTCGTAATGATGTTGCTGTTCAAAAATATTCGTCTATATAATAATCCTGACGATGATGACACTCAAAAAGACAGCAAGGGTTATCTGAAAATACTTGAAATAATCAACGAATTTGAAAAGTAAAGCGTATTACTTCATACTTGCTAATTGAGTTAATTATCACTCACCTACACCATGTTAAACCTCGCTGTGCAGAAGAACGATTATATTATTTCATTGGAAGAACAACTTGACCATTACCGGAAAGGGTATCGGTTGCTGTTGGCCTATTTAATCTTTGATGTGATCTTTAAGTTCTTTGTCTAGGTATTGACACATACGCCTCATTGACTTTCTTTGTTGTTTTATCATCAGCAACATATCTGCCTTTCTTGTTTCTTGCGCGTACTAATACTGTCGTATTGATAAAGCGATCTCTGAATGTTTCGCTTAGTCCTAGATACCAATAATTTCTTTTTACTTCTTCCAACTTATTCACCCCCTTGTTCTTGATATTGCTTTAAGTTTTTCATTTGGTCTTGTTTGACTTCTTCAAAGACGGAAATTTGGCAAATACTTTTTTCCTTATTCTTGACAGCTCTGATGAAGTTGCAAATTGTGCGCCTCTAGCCAAAGCGTTTCTTGCATGGGATATATCCTGGATTGGATAACGTCTGCCAGGAAGTGCAAAGTTCTTACCGCTTATCATCTTTCTGCCTCTCGTTGTTAGTTTTGCCATTTTCTTATTAATAGGGTGGTGCTGTTGGTGTATTTAATTGACGAATTAAATCTACTGTTCCAGCACCTATTGAGCCAGGAACAGGACCCAAAGGCTGGGCTATAGTGCCTGGTTGTGCATCAATAGCAGCTTTTATTTGACTCGCTCTATGTAGTTCTCTTATGCTTTTTGTTCCTTGGCTTAAAAATGGCAACGCTGCGAGCCAAGGTTTTAAATCTTTTATGCCTAAAACAACAACTAGATTTCTGAATAAGTCTTTGAGTGCATTGAGTGTTGCTGGTGCTGTATTCGATGCGTTTATTTGAGTATTGAGCGTTCTGTTTGCGACTCTAGCAAACTGATTCAATAATGCTTGTTCTTCTGATGAATACAAAGCACTCATCAATGGCTGATTTTCGCGTAAAGTTTTATTAACATTTTTTAACAACGCTGCACCGCTGATACTTGTTCCTTGTGGGTTTAGGCTTGCGTTAACGATTTTTAAATAAATTTCTTGTCTTAAACTACCCCATGCTGCTGGCGTTAGATGTTTTTTCATTTTTAATAAATCTCTTTGTAAATTTACTTTTGACAAGAAACCAAGATTGCTTGAATTAAAAATGTAATTTGATGCACTTTCTGGAGAAACCTTAAACTCAACTATTGATGTGTTTTTAGGATTAACTTGCGTGAGTCTGTCCATTAGGTTTCCAGACTCCCAAGTTGATTTGTAATCTTTCCATCCTTTTATTGCGTTTTTCCATGATTCTATAACAGCAGAGTTTCCCTTTAGCAACGCTGTATCAAGCAAGACATTAATTTTATTGTCGAGTTCTTTTTTTATGACTTTTAATGCAGCAGAAACAGGATCGCCTTTTCCAGTTCCAATTCTACCTGTAATGCTTGATCTATAGTCAAATATTTCTTTTATTGGAACATTTGTGCCCTTAGTCTCAAATAACGCGAGTTGCTTGAGATAGCTGTCAACTAGAGCAAGTTCTTTGTTTGCTGCTCCACCAATAGTAAGAGCGTGATCGCGTGAAACTAAATCTCTTACTTTTTGGCTGAATCCTGAAAAAACACCCGCAGGAAGAACAGATCCCTCTTGAGCTGCTAATTCTCTTACATCTTTATATGCTTGGTTTGCCTCTCTGCTGGCTTTGTCGCGCCCTGCTTTTATTTCAGCTTGGACTATTTCTCCTGATTGTCCTTTAGTAATCACAGGGCTTTTACCTGCTATTTGCTCTGCAATAGCAGCCCTGTTTTGATCTATTGCTCGTTGTTGAGCAACTCTAGCTTGCGTGATAATTGTTTCTGCTTGGTCACCATAGACTCCTTTTCTTGCTAAATCTTCTCGCAGTTGGATTTTTGGCCTGCCTGAAAGAGTGCCTCTCGTTTGTGGAACAGGAACAGGAAGTGATTGTGCCTCTGCGTAGGCAGCTGCCTCCTCTGGTTTTGGTTGTAAATCGCTTGGCTTTATAAACTCATTTCTCAATCTGGCTTTGAACTCTTTGGTCATTGCTTTCCACTCAACGCCAAGTTGTTTTAAAATTTGTTGTCCTTGGGCGGTAAGCTCTCCTGTTGATGAGAAAATTGAATCATCTGCTCCACCTGTCCTGGAATACTTGCCTAGTTTTATTTGTGTGTTTTTTAGTGCCGCAGCAAGACTTGGTATAGCTGAAAAAAGAACATCGCCAGCACCTTGAAATGCTGCTGTTGCTAAACCTGTTCCAACTGCTTTGGGTAAACTTATGCCTAAATCTCTATCTAAAAGCCCTAGAGAGGATAAAGTTCCTTTTTGTTCGCCTCCTGTAAGTGTTGAAATAAGGTCTTGTCCTGCACTTAATAAGCCGCCTGTTGCCCCTGCTTTGAGTATATTTTTGCCGATTCCGGATCCTGGCGCACCAAGTTTTAAACCTCTGCCAATTCCCATAAAACTCAATATAGTGCCGACTGCGCTGAGTGTGTCTTGCGTACTCCAGCCTGGCTTGTTTATGTAATACTCTTTGCCACCGATAACGACTGTTGTGTTTCCGTACTTATCTTCTTTGAACTGTGCATCAGGAATATTGTTTTTAATTATGTTTTTGCCAACCTCGCCATGACCACCGGTTGCCAAAAGACCCGCTGATGCTTTAAATCCGCCTTTGCCCAATGACCTAAGACCACCTACTTCTGGTGCTGCACCTACCTCTCCGATAGTTGGGTCATGTCTGCCTTCTGCTGTAAATGCACCTTTGATTTTCGCGCCTGTCGCTGTCCATGAATCAGCTCTAGCCCAGTTGGTATTGTCTTGTGGGTCGCCTCCTCTGAATACAAACTCTCCTGTTTCAAAGGTGTATTTTTTTCCAACTGCGGGTGGGTTTTGTTCGTTCCATATTGCCATTTTTATCCTGAGGGTCCGCCTGCTAATGGCTCAAAGCCATAGAAAAAGAACTCATTTTTTTCTTTGTTGTAATACATTTGTCCTTCTTTTAGTTCTCCGTTTGCAACAGCTTGATCGAAGTCAACTATTCCAGTTTCTTTATCTGCTCTCATATCAAATTTTCTAAATAATTCAGGCTCTACCCATTTATTACCAAGGTCATCGACTCCTCTGCGTAAATCTGCATTAAAATTAAGCAAATTATCATGTGTGCCGATATATCTGTTTTTTAGCTCAAGCAATTTTCTATCTCGATCTACTGTTGCTAACATAAATTTGACAATTAATTTGTTTCCTTTTGGTGTTTTCTTGAGTGATGCAATCGCGGTTTGATATAGTTTTGCCTCAAAGTCTGATGTTGCACCAGAACCGATTTCTCTCATGCGAGGAACAATGTAAGCACTTAGAGCATCAAATAGCTCTTGCTCTGCAAGATCATTAGCGAAAGTTGCACCTCTATTGCCAAACTCATTTAGCCATGATCTTATTCCTAAGAGCGCATCTTCTTTTCTTCCTGTATCAAGACCACCATCTAGTAATAACTCCATCAAATAAAGCCTGTCGGTTACATTCTTGTTTTTCTCAAGCACCGATCTATCGCTCTCTGTTTCTTTCATCGCGGCCTCAAGAAGAAATATATCTTTTTTCTTGCCCATATCAAAAATTGGCTGTGTTGATTTTCGTTTTTCTGCCAAAAATTCTGAGTAGGTTCCCATCGCTATCTCATCTTTTTCGGTGATAGGAGTGCCGCGTGTAGGATCAGTCAACATATATTCTTTAAATGATGCTGGATCTGTTGGTGGTTTAGCTCCGGCTATTTCTGCTTGCTTTTGTAATTTATACATCTCTCCCAAAAATGATGGATCTGCTTTTGCATATTCACCCATCGCTGGTGACATTTGCCCACTTTTTATCATTTCATCTATTGTGCTTTCAAGTCCAAAGCGTTGTTTGCGTAATCTTTCTTGTTCTTGCATCTGTATCATTTGATTTGTTTTTGCCATGGCGCTTGTCTCTCTGGCTTGATATCCTTGACCGATGTTACGACCGGCAAACGCATCGCTCACTCCCATTAACAAGTTTCCTATGCCTTGAAATCTTGCTGCGTTTTGTGCTTTTTTGTAAGCATCTAAATCTGCTTGTGTTTTAAAGCCACCAGCGGTTATTGCTTGTTGCTGTTCTGTGGTTGGTAAAAAACCACCGCCTCTCATCATCGCTTGTCTTGCCCTAGAAAGCTCTGGTGGTGGCAACAAAGTTGGCGGTGGTGATGCTTTTTGCTGTTGTTGCCTTCGACTGAGTATAAGATCAGTCAAAGATTGTTGTTGTGGCAAACCTTGTATAGCTTGATTATACATAGGTGGAAATTGCTGTGGTTGAAAACCCGCAACAGCTTGATTATATGTAGGCCTTGCTTGTAGTTGATTTGCAAAATTTGTTTTTTTGAGCAAATCTGGTCGCAACAAGTCAGTTAATAATTGTTGTTGATAAGGAGACTGGTATTGTGCAGCCATAATATTATTTAATTACCCCACATTCCAGACTGCATTGAAATTCCTAGCAATCCACTTAATGCGCCTAAGTAATCTCCTGCACCTGTTTTTTGTTTTACTGTTTCACCAACTGCTGGTGGCAGATGACTGACACCTGAGAGCAAGAGTCCGAGCTGTCTTGCTGGATAGTCAAATACACGACCGTACTGTCCATAGGCTGCATCCAAGCCAGCTTGCTGAACTGCTTGCTGTTGGGCGCCTATTCCTCCGAGCAATCCTAGTGTTTGATATTGGTCACCAAGCATTCCTTGTTGTACGCCTGTTCTATAATCACGATCAGACATTCCTAATTGTGCAGCAGTTTCAAAGCCTTGATGCCTTAACCCAGCGGTAGTTCTGCCGACAGAATCGAAATAAGCACGATCAGCCTCACTTTCTAAAATGCCATGTCTTGCACCACCAAATGCTGATGCTGCTGCTGCTCGATCACCTGCTTGTATTTGTTGTATTTGTCTTGAGCGTTCAAGATCCGAAATTGCTGCATTGATTACATCGGTTTGGTAAGGATTTGCGTAGGCGCTGATGTCCAACGGATCTGTGGCCAATCCTGCCAATGCACCACGTGGATCATAGCCCATTGATTCGTCAAGCATACCTCTCACTTGGCCAAATGATGCGAGTTGATCTGGATTGAATCCGGCAACTAAGTCACCATCGTATGGTAAAAAGTCAAGCTCTGATGCTGATTTAGCACCAGAATAAACTTCTTTATACATCTCAAGTAGATCAGGATTAATGTCTGCTGTTGCTGTTGTTGTTCCTTTGCTCATAATTCTTTACTTATAATGTTTTCTTTTTTAAACCCTAAATTCTTTGCAGCTCTCGCCCAACCTGGTCTGCCGCCTCCCCATAGTCTTTTACCACCAATCCTTTGACAAAAGATTTCGATACTCGGTAGCATGTCCTCAAGTTGTTCATACTTTCCGGCACAAAACAAAAGATTCATGCCAATCAAGCGTGGATAAGTAACAATTTCGGTAACGAATACAGATTCCTTACTTGGATGCGGCCATAATTGAAACTTTTTGTTAATTATGCCTTGCCTTACATCCTCAATATTATACATATCCTGGTACTTTAAACACTTTCCAATTAATGGCTTGCACCATTCCCATACATTTTCTTTCTCGTTTTGAGGCTCGTCAAACAGCGGTGGTTGAAAGAACTCCCGCGTTTGAGACCTCGATTCTATATTTAGTCCCATCTGCACTCACCAAAATTACTTGTGTATCATCCTGTCCATTAAGTTCCATTCGTTCACCTACTTTAAATGCTTGCCCATCTCGTATTTCTAGTTCATTAATCAACTGACTTGTTGATGCAAAACTGTATTCATATGTTGCCTGGGGCAATGTTCTCCTACTCATCTTCTGCCTCTAGGTATTACATCTGCCCTTATGTTTCCAATAACAAAATTTTCTGTGGTAACACCTTTAATTTTCATGCTTAACTGTGCTGCGTTAAATCTGCAACTGATATAACCATCATCATCAAACTGGTAAGAACCTAAATTCGTACTCGCGCCAAGTGGGTTTGGTTTACCGGTAAACTCCAAAGTCAGGCAAGGCAGATTATCACATGCCTCATCGGGCAATAATTCATTGACCTGGGATAACAGGTTGCCTTGTTTTATTTCCATCGGTGCAGTTTGCAAGTAAGGCACATTGGTACTTATATCCGGGCTGTCTGATAAATTCGTTCTCTCTTGTTGGTATATCTCACCGGCAGAATCCGCTGCCAGGGGAAAAGCAAAAATGCCTTTGTCGAGCCAACAGGTGCGTTGTATTGTTGTGCCAACCACCCAATGGTTCTCGCGATAATTCCATACGACATATCTATCTGGTGACTGGCTGGTTCCAGAGGGAAAAAACCACCAGACCTCACCCCACTCTGCATTGTGTCCACCGGCAGTTTTTTTGGCAAAGTTTTGAAAATGGAGTCAAAGATATAGTCATGCACATCAGAGTTGATTGGCCTTATTGTGCCATCATAGACAACAAATCCGTTATCTGTCATCCACACCATAAAGCCGGAAGTGCTGATAATCGCCTCAGAGCCTATAGCACCGATTGACTCTGCGACTTTTTGTATTCCATAGACAAAGGGTTGCCCCTGGTAATACATCCGGTGCAAGCCATTTGAGGTAAAGAGCATAATGTCGGTTTGCCAGCGGATTGCACTCACTATTTTTCCTTTGGTGGTGAGCTGCAAAGAACCGGCAGAATTGGTTGATGATGCTGTCCAGGTGGTATTGTCCTCGCGGTCTGACCATTGTATTTTTCGTGGATCATCTGATGCACCGAGAGCCACAAGATGTCTTTCGTTGGTTACAATCAATCCCTCGCAACCGGTTGGTGCATTGGTGATTGCTGCCGATATTGTGTCTGCTGTACCGCCTGAGTTTGATTCCCAGGTTAACAATCTGCCATCGCTGCTGCAACAGGCAACCAAGTCCTCACCCCAATTATCAAGACTCCATCTGTCGAAAACTGTTTGCAAGCCTGACTGCGATCTTGCATCGCCATAATCTTCCCTACCATAGAGATAGGCACCGAAACCCAAAGCTGCGTTGCTCTCTGGCGCGACAAACGAGGTGGGCGTAATGTCAGTCCAAATATCTTGATAAAACACATAGAGCTTGGTACGAGTGCCAACCGCCATAACCGGATCACCGGCGTTATCTTGCCAGGCGTGCATACTCATTGGCTCACCATCTAAAGGGCTGGAGGTGTATTTAGTCCAACCGCCAATCGGTCTGGCATTGCCATTGTGAAAGCGCATTAAGTCCGAATCTATATAACGCCCCATATTTGAGTAGTCAGTACCATTTGTACGGACTCCAGGTTTTTGGGGTGTTATCTGAATGTAGCTCATTTCGAGTGTTACTCGCCTATTGTTTTCGTTTCAGACGTTGGCGTTATTTGTTTGGTTATGTTCATATCAAGATGATCTTTAAATTTTTGCACTTCATCTGTACCTATAGCTGCCTCAGTCCAACCAGTAATAACTTCATTTGTCAGATCAGCAAACGGAATAAAGTCAGTACCAACATCTGCTAATGATAAAAATTGAGTGCTATAAGTTGTTGAAGTATAGGGTACAGGCTCGCCATCTACTACATGGGTTTCTGAGCTAGTAGCCAAAAGCCGCCAATTCACTACATAAACAACATCGTCAAGACTTTCATACGTTGGATAAACTTCAACTGTTTTACAATTCCATGTATAAGTATTTGCCATTATTCT